AAGTAGACTATTTTTAACACAAGCAAATGGTAGTCAAATTGTAGGTACTGTGGCTATCGATCCGTTGAACTATACAATCATGCATGTTCAATGGAATCCTGATACACTTACATCTAACACAGGAATTGATAGTGCGGGTTTACTAGATCACGAATTAGGTTACGATTTATCACATTGCTATAGACCTAATAGTCCTGGCACATTTGATGCTATTATAAATCCACAATCATTTAATCCAAAACGTCCTCAAAAACAAGATACAGATCAGCCTATTGCTGTGGGCACACGATACTTGATAATTGACGAAATAGGTAGTACACACAATGCACCAGGCAAAGGTGCTAGTGCATGGCAGGACATCTATGGACATGATTTCGTAGCAGAAGTAAACGACATCATCGAGTGGACAGGGGAAACATGGACTGTAGTTTTCCACGCAAACCAAGACAAAGACACCTTAGTGTGGCAAACGAATATATACACTGGAGTACAATACCTGTGGAACGGAGTTTCCTGGGCAAAGAGTTTTGAGGGTGTATATACATCAGGTCAATGGAGTCTAGTCTTGTAAAAGAATCGATAGTTTGTAGCGGAGCATTGTTCTACGCCAAATCTACACGAAGATTCTTACTGTTACAAAAAGCACATGGCAAGCATGAAGGAACTTGGGGTTTAGTTGGTGGTACTAATATCACTGGCGAAACTCCATGGCAGGGCTTACAACGAGAAATTGCTGAGGAAATTGGTACAATACCAAAAATCTTAAAAACAATTCCGTTAGAAACATTTGTATCAAATGATAAAGTGTTTAACTTTCATACCTATCTCTGTGTTATAGAAAAAGAATTTGTTCCTGAACTAAGTGATGAACACATTGCTTGGGCATGGGCAACTATCGACCGTGCGCCTAAACCCTTACACCAAGGTCTGCGTAATAGCTTTTCGAGCAAAACAATACGTACAAAACTTCAAACTGTATTCGACTTAGTGGAGTTGATATGAAAGAAATTGTTCGTATGTTCCCTACTACCGTAGGGTTTTATAATAATCTAGATTTTTCCATACATGCTGATGTTAAAGAAGTTGTCAAAGACAAATTATTAACTAGTAGCTCTAACTTTTTTCAAACTAAAACAGGTGTTCATAAATTTAAAGAATTTGAAAAAGTAAATTATTTTGTAAAAAGTGCTGTATTTGATTTTGTAAAAGAATGTGGATACGATATAGAGTTTAATGAGCTGTATATTGCGGATAGTTGGGCCAACATTAGTACAGCCACAGCTACTACTCATCCTCCACATGGCCATTCAAACAGTTTCATCAGTGCTGTATACTATCCCCGAGCACCAAAAGGTAGTGGACAACTGATGTTTATGCATCCATGCCCTCAAATGCATTCAATTGATCCGGATCATGCTGGGCCAACTGTGGATAATAGTACCCAAACTTGCATAGATCCGGAAGAGGGGTTGTGTATTGTGTTTAGAAGTAGTACAATACATGGTACTACGCCTAATAATTTAACTGACGACGAACGAATCAGTGTTGCTTATAATTTTAATGTTCGTAATCTTGGAAAAAATAGCGTTAGTTCGCATTACGAGGATAACGAATGACATCGACTATAGAAAATTTAATTGGAGTTTTTCCTAATGAGCTATCAAAAGAGTATTGTAATAAAGTTTGTTCTTACTTTGAATATTTAAATGGTTACGATTTAACTATTAACAGACAAGAAGTAGACCAAGTTCCTATCAGTGCCAAGGACGATCAACAATACTATCTAGGAGAAGAACTAGACACTAATCGAATGTTGACTAATGGACAGTTAGCTGGTCCTGCAATACAAGCGGTAACTAAATGTATTGCCATGTATGCAGACACGGTAAATGGTGTTAGTCATCTTGCTAAAAATTTACAAATATTGCCATTTAAGATACAGCGTACAAAACCTGGTCAAGGTTATCATATGTGGCATCATGAACAAAACAGTATACAAGAAGCCAATCGACTTTTAAGTATTATTATCTATTTGAACGACATCAATGACGGTGGCGAAACAGAATTCATTCATCAAAGTGTGAGAATTCCTCCTCGTCAAGGGACTGTTGTTATATTTCCTAGTTCGTTTACGCATACACACAGGGGCAATCCTCCACTTAAAGACACCAAGTATATATTGTCTTCGTGGTTTGCTTTAACTAAATGACTTATAAAATTTTAGTTGTAGGTGGGGGTACCGCAGGTATTATGGCCGCCACTTATATTAAAAAATATTGGAAATCTAATGTAGATGTTACACTAGTATATGACCACAGCAAACCTGGAATTGGTGTTGGGGAAAGTCTTACTCCTGTAATTTATGAATATTTAGATCTTGTAGGAATTACAAGAGAAGAACTAATTAAAAATGTTAATGCCACTGTTAAATTAGGACTTAAATTTAAAAATTGGTTAAATGATGGTAAACATTATTATCATAATTTTAGCCAGTATCAAGACAGTTACTACAATTTAGTAGCTGCTTATGACATTGCACACAACCAGTATGATTCAGATACTTCGTATAATGCCGCATATATGGACAATGGATTAATTCCTGGAGATCCAAATGCAGGACAAGCACTACATATAGATGCTGTATTGTTTAGTCGTTATATTGAAAATAAATTTCGAAATGAATTAACTATTACAGACGGTGTTGTAGACTCAGTAGTAAAGAATAATGAAAATATAGATCATATAGTACTAAATGACGGGCGTAAATTATCAGCTGATTTTTATATAGATGCTAGCGGATTTCAAACTGTACTGATGAAACACATGAATACAGAGTGGGTTGACAAAAGTGATTGGTTGCCAATCGACCGCTGTATTCCTAATCCAGTTGAATATGAATTTACAAAACAACCTCCTTATACAACGTCAGAAGCAAGCGCAGATGGGTGGATACTACAAGTACCGTTAAGCAATCGTTGGGGAGCAGGTTATTTGTATTCTAGCGAATTTACATCCGACGATGAAGCATTTAGTAAATTTTCTCAGTGGACTAAACAAACTTATCAAAAAGATTTAACCAACACTAGCCGTGTACTATCTTTTAAAAGCGGATACTGGAAGGATCAATGGGTTGGAAATTGTATTGCTGTTGGACTAGCAAGCGGATTCACAGAACCATTAGAAGCAACAAACATACATCACACAGTTGAGCAAGTTAGGCAGTTTGTACATTTAAACAGTTTAGGTTATTGTAGTTTAGATAGAATTAATTACAATAAAATTATGCAAGAATTTTATGAAAATGTATACTTGTATTTGAGATTCTGTTATACTACAAAGAGAACAGATAGCGAGTTTTGGCGTTATATGACCAATAATACTCCAAGCATAGTTGCAGATCTAGATGAAAAAGCTCAAATGGATTTTTTAACATTTTATGATAGTTTAGGTGTAATGTTTAGTTTTGGAAATTTTACAAGAGTTGCAGTAGGTCTTAAAAAATGCAATAGAGATAAAATAAAGAAAATATTAACACAAAGAAATTTATTAGAACGTGCTAGGCAAGAATCCTACTCTATTAGACAGCGTAGGGCACAAGATCTCACTAGGGCTGTAGATCATAGAAAATTTATTGATAGTATATTACGATGAAAAGTGCATTTTTATTCCCAACAGAAATATACGAAGACTATATTACAAATATAGACAATGCTCAGTTGATTGAAGAATGCAGAAAAATTTATTCTGAAAAAAATACACCTATACAAGTAAGCAATAATGGAGGGTGGCAAAGTCGCCCGTTATCTAAACCTGTTGGACCTGTTACCGAAAAACTAATTGCTGAAATACAAGGCAGATTAAAAGTTATATATGAAAAATTTGGAAATAGCAGGATTCCTAAGTTATCTAATTATTGGTTCAATGTAAACAATCGAAACAATTATAATATATCTCACAATCATACTTTGTCATTTTTTAGTTGTACCTATTATGTAAAATGTCCTGTAAATTGTGGTGATCTTATTTTAGAAAGACAAGACGATAGTGAATTTTTCCTCCAATTTTTTGAACAAGAAAATGAATATACCGCTCAGGCATTGATGCTAGAGCCAGAAGAATCAAAATTGGTAATATTTCCTAGTTGGGTTCGTCATAGTGTAGGACAGAACTTGACAACTGATAAAAATGATGCTAGAATATCAATTGCTTTTAATTTTATATGAAAGAACATACTACACAATCTGGACATAGCATTAAACTTTATGATAATTTATTAAGTTATCACGAACGTTGCAGTTTGTTTGAGCAAATAAGACAAATTCCGTTTATGATTTCGACCGGTTTTGATACACTACTAACAGATCAAAAAGCCAGTTTTTTAATTAAATCTCTATGGACCGAAGAAAGTTTAAAATCATTTGGATTGTTTAGTTTACCCGGTATGAAAGTCGTTACTGATCAGCTAAAAGACTACGAGTTTAGCAGGTCATGGATGAATTTAGCAACACCAATTGATCGACTTCGCTATCATAGCGATTCAAGAACTGAAGGCTTTGTTAGTGTTCTTTATTATTTAAATGTCTCTTGGAATGTAAACTGGCACTGTCCCACAGTATGGAGAACTAATGATTTATCTGATATTGAATTTGTATCGGATTTTGTTCCCGGAAGAGTTGCTATGTTTGATAGTATTATTCCGCATGTAGGTACACAACCGCCATTAGAAGCCGATCAATATAGGTTAACATTGAATACAGTATGGAAAAGAAAATAAATCATAAAGTTTACGAATTATTTCCAACTATTGTTATAGGTTTTGATTTTACCAAACATACCAATTCAACACTAGTTAATACAATACGGTCTATGAATACTCGTGAGCATGTATTAGTCGTAAACGGCCAATCTAGTTACGGCGGTGCTGACCAGAATTTAAAAAATGTTCCTGAATTATCTGATTTTTTTACAGACGTACAAATTGCCCTAGATACTTATACTGATAAAACTGGGTTAGAGACTTGTGTGGTCACTGATAGTTGGTTTAATATCATTGGACAAGATGGTAAAGTAACTCCTCACAGACATGAAGGTAGTGTTATAAGCGGAGCATTTTACCCATATGCAGAATCTGGTAGTTGTAGTTTGTTTTTTGAAACTCCGCTTCGCCCTTTTAAAATGAACGACATACTAGCTAAAGAAACAACATACGGCGCTGGACAAATAGAATTTCCATGTCAGCCCGGAATGCTAGTATTATTTCCTAGCTGGTTATTACATTATACAGAAAGAAACAAAACTAAAGAAAGAATTACAATTAGTTTCAATACTATGCGTTCGTCCTTAAAGCAATTAATTAAAAAGGAATTATTAAATGGCTAGATTTGCTGAGATTAGTAAACTTTGGTCCTTAGATATTTTAAAGGCCAAATTAAAACAAACTGAAATAGATAGTTTATTAAAAGAGTCTGACGAATACCTTAAAACAGGTGCAGACATGAGCCCTATTTTAGCTGGGCTAATACAAGAAGGCGAACAACGAGAATTTGAGTTTTCAGAATCGTTTGATGTACTACCATATGTTGTGGATTATTTAAAATCTAGTTATGATCCATTTTTTAGAAACATAGAAGCTAGGCATTTAGAAGTTAGAAAATCTTGGATTGTTAGTCAATATGCCGGTGACTATAATCCAGTACATACACACGATGCATTACTCAGTGGTATTTTATATCTTAAAGTTCCAAAACAAATTCAAGACTCATACAACACTATACAAAAAAATGGTAATAACGGCTTGGATGGTTGTTTGCATTTTATATTTGGCAATTTTCATGTTCCTAGTTTACAAAATCTTGGCCCAAGAGCAATTTGTCCAAGAGTAGGGGATATGTACATATTTCCGGCATATATAATGCATACAGTTTATCCTTTCAAGGGTGACGGCGAACGAAGATGTATCGCTTTTAATGTGGACTTAAAATGAATAAAGAACAACTAGAAGATTTTCAAAATTTTAGAATGGGGCAAATACAAGCCTATTACACAGGTGTTGGCTCGTATCGAGGATTAATGACAGATAAGACTAGAAATTTATTCTACGAAAAGTCTATCAAACATTCTTGCAAGGGAAAAGTTGTGTTAGATATCGGTGCAGGATTAGGTTTACTATCTTTGTATGCTATCCGAGCAGGCGCTAGTAAAGTGTATGCTGTCGAAGCAAATCCAGTAGCCGTACAAGTATTGCAAAAATTAAAAGACGAAGAAAAATTAGATAATCTTGAAATTATAGAATCTGCCAGTTGGGCACTAGAGTTGCCTGAACAGGTAGATGTAATTATTCATGAAATTTTTGGACCATTTTTATTAGACGAAATGTGTCTGCATACATTAAACGATGTTAAAAAATGGCTCAAGCCTGATGGTAAACTAGTACCTGATAGTTTTGGATTTGAATTTAAATTTTATGATAGCGACAATGTTGATTCTATAAACTATATACATTCTTTAGGTTCTACATTTGAAGAAGCAATGCAAACTGGGCAAACTATTGTCGAGGATGTAATACCAGACGACCATAATGATTGGCTTAATTTTGGTCCTTGGGATTTTTACAATTACCCCGAAGGTATATTAGAACAACGTAACGTATTCAAAAAATCTACTAGAATCGATAGTATATGGGTCAAGCCTTATATAGTATCTAACGGCTCTCGTTTAAATTTGTATCGTCCTTCGATTGAACGTCACTGGGGTAATAGTTTTTTAAGATTTAACCAATATACAATTATGGAAGAAAAAACTGAGCTAGAACTTGGTTTTATAATCGACGAAAACTTAATGAGTTTTAGAACTAGTGTAAACATTCCAAAGAATCTACCAGGATCTTTTGGCAATAAGTGATATGTGGGCTTTAGAACATCCATCTAAAACTAAAGATGCATGGTGTGTTGTATCAAGAGATATTTTTACTCAAGAGCAACACAATTTTATAGAAAATTATATATCTCAACATCCTGAGCAAATAATTTCTGCTAAGATAAAAGAAAACGGTGGATCTAGAAATAGTCGACTTCGCAGAACAGATATCGTATTCTTAGAAGAAACTCCTACATTTGACAACATCTATAAAAGATTATCCGATGCTGTAAATGAAGTTAATGCTGGCTATTATAAGTTTGCACTAACACATATTCAAACACTACAGTATTCTATATATCGTTCGGAAGATCAAGGATTTTACGACATGCATACCGATGCAACTCTTAAAGGAGAAAACGGTAGATGCAGAAAGTTATCTTTCAGTATCCAACTAAATGATCCTAGTGAATTTGAAGGTGGAAATTTAGTATTTCACGATTCCAATCCTGGTAATATTGTTAGATTAAAACAAAATGAGATTGTGTTCTTCCCTTCGTTCTTACCTCATAGCGTAACTCCTGTTACTAAAGGTGTAAGAAAGTCTTTAGTTGGCTGGGTTATTGGGCCCGATTTTGTATAGCCTTTAAGAACTCTCGTTGTGTAACTAACTGTTCTTCTACTACTTCACTCTTAGGTATTTGATTAAAATCGATATATTTTTTAATCAAAGACTTGTCAATAATTTTCATCCCAACTAATACTTGTATCCAGGCAGGTAATGCAAACAATCTATAACCGACTACACGGTCTTTATTTTGTCCAATATGATCTGCTGTTGGGAAATGATTATTCCATATAGATAATAAGTTGTCTAGCCTAGGAGTATTTTTTGAATTCTGCATATACTTCCAAAATTCAGTATCATTTCTACCGCCAAGATAGTGCATTTTAACAAAGCTAGCTGTATCATCGTACATGTCTATCATATAACTATTGTAAACATTATTGATGTTAGCACTAATTAAGCCATCATATAGTTGAGAAAAACACATAATCTGATGAAACATCATGTGTATGCTTGTGCTTTCTAATGGTTCTACAAACCCGCTACTTAAACCGACACATACCACATTTTTTGACCAAGGGTTCTTTACATACCCTGCTTCGAATTTAATTGTACGTGTAGGTTCTACAACTCGATTATATTTTTGTTTAATATATTCTACAAATTCTGCTTCTGGGTCCTTGCTAAACTCTTCACTGTATACGTATCCTGAACCTACACGATTGCTTAACGGAACTTGCCATACCCATCCAGATGACAATGCACTAGAGTGTGTAGTATTCATAGGATCGTTCCAATCAAATGGACTTGGGATAGCCCTATTTACTGGTAGCAAATCTTTAAGACTATGCCATTTTGAATCGACATGTTGATGTATTACACGCTTGAATCCAGTACAATCAAAATAAACATCTGCAGAAAATACCTCACCGCTTTCTAATTTTACACTAGAGATTCCTTGTTCGTCTTTTTTAACTTCTGTAATCAACCCTTCTTTTACAGTTACTTTTCCTTGTAAGAATTTACGCAAATATTCTACTAATTTGTTGGCATTGATATGAAGAGCATGGGCGCCAACTTGATATCCTTTACGATTAAAAGGAACTAGATTATCTCTTACATAATTACTGTACTTGTGTTCGTCTTCTAAAAAATCGTGTAAGTAACTTACTCCCCAGAAATCATTTTGTTTAGTAAGATCAAAGCTGTGTAGATAATCTCTATTACCGTGAAAATATTTGTTATCAGTGCCTGTCCAATTTTCAAAATTAATTCCAACTTTAATAGTGCTGTCGGTATAATTTATAAAATCAATTAGATTAATTCCGCTGAGATTTAAAAAATCTAATATAGCAGGAGTTGTACTTTCACCAACACCAATAGTGCCAATATCTTGACTTTCTACCAAAGTAATATCACAACCTTTATAAAGTGCAGCTAACATACTAGCTACTACCCACCCTGCTGTTCCACCACCTGCTATAAAAAATTTCTTCATGTACTGGCCCCGTTTCTAATCTCAGTTAAATGTCTCCTGTGATCCTTTGCTCCTAGATATAATTTATTTGCTAAATTATTATATTTTTCGTAAATCTCTTTACCTATATGTTCTAAATCGTAGTAGGCTAATTCTTTTTTTGCTAGATTTTTGTCTAACAATTTTAAACCGTCTAACACACCGTATACTAGTGTATGTTGCCACACTTGATCCATGTGGCTAGTTTCAATAATTCTTGGTAGTCTAAATTTCCATAGTTGCATTTTACTTTCAAGACTATCAGGCAATTTCATATTCTTCACTGTGCGCCAGAATTCAGTATCTTCTCTTCCGCCCATGTAGTGTAGTAATATCCAATCTCGTACACTTTCCCAATAGGGTTTCCAGTAATTTTCGTTGTAGCGTTTATGTAAATTTGTATCAAGTAAATCCATGTCGGGTCTAAAATAGTCTTTCATGAACACTAATAGGTTACATATACTACTGTGCAAGCTAGTTGCTTCCATAGGTTCAACAAATCCAGCACACAATCCGCTGAATAAAACATTATTGACCCATCCTTTTTCTAAATATCCTGTATCAAACTTAATTTCTTGTAGATATCTATCTGCACCAAAGTCTTTTTGTAGTGTATCAAATGCTTGATCAGTTGTAATGTGATCACTACTATAAATGTAACCAGATCCATATCTGGTAAAAGTAGGTACTCGCCATAGCCAACCGTTTGGCATGGCTTTGCTTAGTGTATGTGTAGGTATTTTTTCAGTTTCTTTAATTGGGATAGGAAAGTTAATGGCGCGATCTACGAGGATATGTTCCTTCCAACTAATAAATTTAATATTAAATATCTTAGGAAATAATCTTAAAAAGCCTGTACAGTCGATAAACATATCAGCATAGACTTTTCTGCCATCATCTAAATTCAAACATTTGACTAGACCAGATTCTTCTACATCTGCATCTACTACTGTTCCGATAATTCTTTTAATATTTGCAGCTTCTGCTTTACTATGAAAATATTTTAGTGCTAAGGCAGCGTCAAAGTGGTAACTATGTCCAGTGCTTTGTCCTGAAAAATAAGGACTTTTTAATGTGTCCATCAATTTACTTTGAATACTAGGGTTTGTTGATAACCCGTGCAAGACAGCATAAGCTCGCATAGCATCAAAATCTGGAGGCCAATAGTTATTAGACTCCATAGGATGTCCGATATTATCGTTAGGAGTTGTATATACACTACCTGGATGTGTCCAGTCTTCGAATCTGCTGCCTATTTTAAATGTAGCATTTGTTTCTCGAATAAATTCTGCTTCATTTAACCAAGGACACCAACGATTTAAAAATGCCCAAAAGTGGCTACTAGTTCCTTCACCGACTCCAACTGTAGGTAATTTATCACTTTCTAATAGACTAATTTCCATATCGTCTAAAGTAAATGATTGCATACAGTTAGCTACAATCCAGCCTGCTGTTCCGCCTCCGACAATAACAATTTTTTTAATCATGTGTTGTTTTCCATACTATATTAAAGACCACACGTTGCTGGCTTACAGTAGGATTAGATCCTGCATGTAACAAACTAGAAGGAAATAATACAGCTCGGCCTTTTTTAGGTGATACTCGTACTACTTCGTTTTCGTAAAATAAACAAGTATCACCGTCCGAGTCATTTACATAATACACACATGACCAAAAAATGTCATCCTTATTGGCAACACTATCTATATCAGTATGTGGTGTATTCCAACGGTTATTGGAATCTCTAGTTCTCCACAACAGATTGGCTTTTATTTTTAGCAAATCTTTATATAAAGGTTTAATCTTTGATATAGCCGATATTAACGGATCTAATTGAGAGTAAAAGCTAGTCGTATAATCTCTAAAATGAATAGGGTAAACTAGTTGGCCAACATCGTATATTTCTTCAGTTTCCTTAGAACCTGGATTTGTACCTTTATATGTAGATATAAGATAATTCCAGCTAAACCCTTGGCAAGCATATTCGTATTGATCTTGCAAAGGTAAAGGTACGATGTTGTCAACTACAATGTGTTTCATCAGAAACGGCCAATATCTATCCCCTCAGATGGAAGTGAACTATCTGTAGGAGGTTTAATATCAATTTCAGTTTCTCCGCGATCACCTGTTGGCCCTAATTGGAATAGTGGAGCTTCTGTTGGTTCGCCTTTATAGGCCGCACGTTCTTTAGCTGCATAGTCTTCTAATCTTTCATGAACAACAAAACTATTCATAACTAGTATCATGACAGTATCGTATTCAGTTTCTTGATACGCAATTGGTCTAAAACGATATTTCAACCATGATGGAAATATAGTCATATTGCCGCGTTTTGCAATTACACCATGTTGGTCGCCTTTTTCACTAACAGGTAGTGGATCAACAAACACAATATCCCCTTGTCCTTCGGGTAAAGTTTCAGGAGCTCTAATAACAGCAATTCCAGTATAGTGCCATGGATAGTTGCTCATAGTATCTTGCATTGTTGTCATTGAGTTAATAACAATACCTTTACAAATACTATCGTAAACATGAAACTTTCCAGCTAAATTTGGAAACTTTGCTTCATGAAGTGCAATACAACTTTCATGAAAATCTTTTTTAACTTTCATAAGAGCAGAATGATTTTCATTTAAAAACAAAGTACTGTCAGTTGTTGCTGGCGGGCTTTGTGGTTTTTTCAAACGTTCGTGTGTATCTGCACTTGTATTTTCAATTGCGTCTTGTAGTGAAATAAATTCATCAACTGTTAATAATTGCTTTAGATCATAAGTAGCAATTTTAACAGGATAAATGTCGATTAATTCCATATTCATTTAATGTATCTCCTTGGGCGTAGTGTTCTATTTAAGGCCATTAGGCGCCAGCTATAATTTTTTAAAGCAAACTTAACACCTTGACATTTTCCAATATCGTTTTTTAATCGGTCGTCCATTTTAATTGTTTCGATTTTAAAACTATCTCCCGGATCCCTTGATCTGAATCTAACACTATACAGTGGATCACCTCGACTAATGTGATAGTCTTCGTCAGGATTCATCCATTCAAAACTATAACTAAGCATACGTTGCCAACTATAGATATCAAATGTTCCTGGAATTATATGTCCCGGAATCTTAGGAGCTTGATAAAATGCTGGAAAAACTTCCATCCAGACAGGTTCGTCTGCAACAAATCCATTATCTAAATGTAGTTGAAAAATAGGAGTGTGCGGGTTGCGCCACTCGTTGGGGTGAAATTGAACTAGTAATTCTTTTACATAACTAGGATCGAGACTGCCGTCGATATATTTGATCGTTTTGGTATTTTTATCAAAACGTAGATGTAGATCGTAACCTGATCTAATTATAAACGTATTTTTACAATAATGTGCTGTAGCAGGACAACGAACATATTGAGCAGAATGATCTTGATTCAATGCTAACGGTTCGGGTTGTTGATATACCAACTCGTTCCATGCTGGTTCACTGTTTACAAACCAACCAATTTTCACAGACATAAAAAATCCTCAATTAAGTGCTAGATAGCACTTAACGGGATTAAATCTGGCTAAGTGCAAAATCTATAGACCCAGTACTTATGTTTAATTCAAAAGGTGCCGCGTTGATTATGAGTTGAGCTAAGGTAGGATAAGCTGCTTTGGATTTTTCTAAATCTTTAGTATAATCATAGCATAATGCAAATGCGATTTGATCAGGAGAGCCTTTCCAGCCGCCCCAGCCATGAATATCTGTGCCAGTATCAAAAACATCTGTGTAGAGACTTACTTCAATACCGTTATTTAAAATAGTAACACTGCTTGAATCTGCAGATTTTATAAGATTATACACCGCCATGTTTTGCCTCCAATGCTGATATTCTTGTTTTTAAATTTGTCATAATATTTTCTTCTTCTTGGATGGTTTTTACAATAATAGGAATGAATTCATCATACAACAGGCTTAACATATCAGGATTTCTTCCATCGTATCCAGCAAATTCGTCTTCTGTAATTCCTAACTGATCCATAGCATCTTTAACATCTTGTGCTAGTAGACCATAGTGTAATTTACCATCGTCCCAGTCGCCTTTAAATGTATAGCTAACTGGTTTTAATAATTCTATAAATTCTGTTCCAAATGTAACACCGAAATTGTCTTTAACTCTTTCGTCAGAACTTATGCTAGTACTAGTTACATATACGTTACTTGCACGGAAACTACTTTGTCCTAAGTCATAACCTTTTGAACACAAATCTTGTTGGAAGTAGGTAGCATAACTAGGAACACTTAATGTAGTTTGATAACCTACACCACCACCAGTTAGTGTTGGGTTTTCCCAACAGAAACTATCACCGTTTAAATAACTGCCAGATCCGTTACCTACACCTTTGTTTCGTGACGTAGTGCAGTTACTATCAAATACAGCTGCTTGCGTACCAAACGCAAAGTGATAGTGCAAACCGCCTTTCATCCATACGCCCAGCCAGGCACTGGTTCCAGGTTGTGCTACGTTAGCAACAAATGGATATTGTGTTGCGGTTGGGCTGGCATAGTTTTCTAAAATTTCCCAGTGATTCTGATGGAATCCCCAGTTAGTTGCTCTGTACTTCAACTTCATGAAGAATGTACCGGTGCCTGCACCGTCAGCTGTTTGGTCAGCATCTGTACGACGGATATCCATAATAAGAGGCGTTCCATAACTTCCAGCATCCCATGCATTTTGTGCAAATATAATTGGATAATAGTTACTAGTGTTGCCACCTAATGTAAGTGCAGTGGTCCTAGATGGAATGTCAAACTCGTAGTCATTCCAACCCCAAATTTGTCCAGCATTTAAACCTGTATCTGCTCCGCTTGTACTGCCTTGATTACCTGTGTGCCAAACTGCCCCGCCGCCAACAGTTGCACTGGTTGCTATATTAGTTGATTTTAACGATGCCATTATGCCTTACCCTCTAATGCTGTAATTTTAGCTGTAAGAGCTACAACTCTTTCGCGTTTTTCTTGTAGAGTTTTAATTAATGTTGATATAAATTCACTGTAACGCAATGCTAACTTATCTGGACTAGCATCATCATATCCGCCAAACAGCGGAATACCCAATTGATCCATAGCTTCTTTGACTTCCTGTGCTACAAACCCATGAGCTCTGCGTTGATCAGCATCTCCTATTCGAACATAACTTACAGGTTTCAATAAACTTAAAAATTCTGTTCCTAATACTACTCCAATATTTTCTTTTATTCTTGCATCAGAGCTAGCATTAGTTGCTGTTGCATATACTACGTTCCATCTAAAGTTTGAATCCCCAAAATTGTATCCGCTTTTGACACTAACACCTTGTGCATAGTATCTAGCATTGCTTGGAATACTAGATGTAGTCACTGAACTTACAGTTAGTGTTGTATTATTGTAGTTAGGAAATGGCTTTGTTGTTGCCACTGAAGAATTTTCCCATTGGTCTGGACTATCAAATCTATACCAATAACTTAAACCTCCTCTAAGGAAAATACAAGCATAACTTGTTTCGCCTTGTAGTGCTGCTCCCGCTATAAAAGGGTAATAGCTTCCATTGCCCCAGTTTTCCGTTAGTTCCCAGAAAGACTGATGATGTCCCCACTGTGAAGAACGATAACGCAAGCGTCCAAATAAACTACCGTAACCTCCACCTTCTTGGTGAACGTTTGTACGACGAATATGTAGTGCGCTAACACCAGAACCCCATTGATTGGAATTTGTATTGTTAGCAGGAGCAACACCTGCCGAAGCAAATGTCATAGGATAAAATGTACCAGTACTACCACTTGTTAAATCTACGTAAGTTAATCGACGATTTGCGTCTAAGTATCTTAGGTCATATCCCCAAATATCGTTTGCGTTAAGACCCGTTCCAGTGCCATCGTTTCCATGATACCAAACACCATATCCGCCTGCGGTAAGTGATCCTGTTACGGCTGTACTTTGTAATGATGCCATTATACCATTGCCTCCAATCTTGCTACTCGTGCTTCAGCATCGGCTAGATCTGCTAGTTGTTCTTGTATAGCTTGTGTGCAAATTGGAACAAATTCTTGATATCTAACATAATAGAAATCTGGATTTCGTGTATCTAACCCACCAAATTCATCTTCTGTTATGCCTAATTGATCCATTGCTTCTTTAACTTCTTGAGCTACAAATCCATGATGACGTCTTGTATCAATGCTGTTAACTACAGGTTCATCCCAATGCGGATGTGCTTTCCAAGTAAAGCTCTTGGGTTTTAGTAACATAACAAATTCTAAACCAAAACTAACGTCAAAACTTTCTTTTAATCTAAGGTCAGAACTAGTACTGATTGTGTTAACACTCCATACTGTTCCCCAACCATAACCGCTTTGTCCTAAGTTGTAACCTTGACTACATATATTATGTTGATAATAATGACTTGAACTAGGAATACTACTACTAGCAACACTGGTAACAGTGCCGCCACTAAAACTCTTAGGAACTGTAGCACTATTATCTGTAAAAGATTCAGCACTATGGAATCTATAGTAATAACTTAGTCCGCCACGCAACCATACAGCTACCTTAGTATCTGTAGTAGAACATTGTACGTTTGCTAAAAATGGATAGTAAGTTCCTGAACCCCAGTTTTCTGTAACTTCCCAGAAGTTAGTAGTTCCTGCACGATAACGAATAGTACCAAAAAATGCACCGTAACTACTTCCATCTTGGTGAACACTTAAACGTCTGATGTCAAGACCGTTAGTACCGTCAGCATTTCTAGCACCATCGATAATCATAGGGTACCAGTTACTTGTAGATCCGCCCAAACTGAAACTATTTATATTTTGCCAAACACCGTTATTAAAACTATTCCACGAAGAAATATATCTTATGTCATAACCGCCAATCAAGTCGGCACTAACACCTGAGTTTTGACCAGTTGTATTATTTGTGGTCCAAACTGTGTTACTGTTAATTGTTAACGAGGTAGCCGTAGTGCTTTGCAAATTTGCCATGTTACTTTGATCCCTTTAATTCATTGATTTCTTGTTTCAATGATTTAATAGCTTCTAACAAATATACTGATAATTTTGTATATTGAATACCGTAAGGTTTGCCTTCTTTGTCAGTGCTAACAATTTCTGGAATAACTTTATAAACTTCTTCAGCAATTAAACCAGCTTCGTTTTTACGACCTTCTTTACGATCATAAGTGACACCAACTAGGTTCATTACTCGATCTAATACATTACCAATTGGCATAACATTTTCTTTAAATGCTATACTAGATGTTTCTGTTAAACCTACAGTATATAATGTTCCTTGAATACCTACACCACCTGCAACTTGCAATGCGTTACCAGTACTGGCATTTGAACCTTGGGCTGTTGAACTTACAGTAAGTGTAGTACCGCTAGAAGTTGGTAATGATACACTTCCTGTAATACTTGCTCCGCCTGAAGTTACAGTTAATGTATTGGCAAATTGTGCTGTACTGTTTGTATACAAAGCACCGCTAATACCAGCACCACCTGTTACTAATAACGCTGCACCCGATGTATTATAAGCTGTTGCAGCACCACCGCCAGTTAGTGTTACAGCACTGCTGGCACTTAAAGATGTAAATGCACCCGATTGAGGGCTACTACTACCAATGGTCATGTTGGCAATACTACCAATACCGCCCGAACTTAAACTGATTGTAGCACTACCAGTTGTACTAAAAGTTTGATTGTTGCCACCTGTAGTAGCTGAAATGCCGCCAGTAGCGGTCAACACTCCACTAAAACTACCTGTAGTAGCATAGAATGGACCACCGCTGTCATTGTTTATACTTAACCAATTTACACCATCTGAGTAAACTGTAAAAATTGCACCAGTAGGCATAGCATAAGTTTGAACAGATGTATTGTTAGTTGCTGGTCCTATAATGTTACCTGCAGGAGTTACACCGCTCAATGACAATGTTACTACGCCGCTTGTTGTATTGTAAAAAGTTTGTGTAGTACCTGGAAATAACACAGGGCTAGGCATTGTAACCGTATAGGGTGCTGTACCTCCAAGTTCTTGAATACCAGCAAAAGGTGCTGGCATTGTATATGTGCCTGCGATAGCGGTTGACGTCGCTATTACCGTATTATATCGTCCCATATGTTATCTCTCTTATACTATTATGATGTTGAAGTTTCGATACCGTACACAGTTGCGTTAACTTGTGCAGCCGTACTAGACAAGCCTACTACATATAAACCAGCATTTGCTACTAGACCGGTACGCTCAAAAACTCCTTTTGGAGCAATAGTTGTACCAAATTCGATCCAGTCACTTGTACCTGGTGTACTAGTTGCCGAAAGTGCTAATTGAATTGTCACCGCTGTTGTACCAGTATTTGTCAATGAAACATTGAATACACTATAGTAACCAGCGGGTACTATGTACAATGTAGTATTTGTTGTTCCAAGCTGTATCGAAGCCTGGGGTGTTGTAAATCGACCTGTTGCCATTTTTAATTTTCCTTATTATTTTTGGTTGAAATATGCTAGTGCAACCGGAGCACCATCAATACCACCTGTAAAATTCATCTTTGCTTTAACGTTAATACTTGCACCGCTAGTTGTTGATATTGTGTTACCAGCAATATAAATGATACCAGCCGTTAGTGTATTTACGTTCAAACTACTTGCACCACCACCAATTTGTGATGTAATGTAAGATTTGATAGCTTTTTGTGTTGGAACAATGCTATCACTATTAGCTGTGAAGTACGGATCAGTACTAAACTGTGTGATCACAGCACTTCCAACACCAACTGCTACACTACCTAATTGTAAGGATTGTAGTCCTGACAAGTTAAACGCACTAGCGTTCAATGTAGCTGTACCAGTTGCTTGCTGAACTCCAAACAAATTACCCACGTTGAAGTTACCGTCTTGGTCGGTACTCGTGAAGAACACACGACCACCGCCCGAACTATTAGTTTGATTAGCTTGGATAGCGGTAGCCGGATTAACGTTTGGATAATTAGTCTGAGTTTGATTACCAGTACCAATATACAAGAAGTCGTGTCCTGTTAAACGTACCTGACTATATTTTAGTGTGGTTGTAATCAATGTATTATGCGGAGGAGCAAGAGCTACAGTTAACGCTGGGTTAATTTGGAATGTAGCTGTGTAGTTTCCTGCCAGACCTAATACGTTAGTTACACTTACTAGTTTATACCAAGTATTTGGAATAGTACTGAATACTACGTTAGCACCTGCTGTCGGTGATGAGTATAAATTAGATACAGCGATAAACGAACTAGGTTGATACAAGTCTGCATATCCGTCACCTTGAACCGAAGCTGTAGCCGATGTATTAGCTGTACCTCTATTACTGAAACTTGGATTTGCTATTGCACCATCATTTGTGCGTACTGCTAACGATGCTGTCTTAACGTGGTTTGGTTCAGTTACTGTTGCGATTGGACTTGCTCTGAAAGTACCAGTTAAGCCAGTTGCAGTTGATAATGTAACAGGTGTAGAACTACCACTTGTTGCTGCTACTTGGAAACTACTAGCTGTAATACTTGATCCAATTACATAATAATATGTATTAGCTGCTAATCCACCGGTACTTGCTCCAGTGAATATCACCGGTTGATTATTAGACAATAGAATTGTGTTATCAACTGTTATAACGTTAGTAGAACTAGTAGTTGCTGTCACAACTCCTTTGCTGAATCCAGAACCAGGTTCTATCATTCTAACTTCTGCAATAGCACCTGCTGTAACTTTCATTCTTCCTAAAGGTGTAGCACCTGTTTGGATACTTGCGGCTGTAGTTCCAGATGTTGCCGAAACCGCTGCATAAATTGGCACTGGACCTGCAGCTGTTAAAGATGTATTTCCAAATGCAATTCCTTTCCAGTTACTACTGCTTCCTGGCATTGCCTGAACTGTCCAAGTCACACCATCTGGGCTTGTAGCACATACAGTTGTACCGCTGGCTATAGCAACAAATAAACCTTCGCCGTAGGTTACTTTAGTCCAACTTTGACTCGATGGCAATCCTGCTGGGCTAGCAATCCATGTGACGCCTTTATCATAACTGTATGCTACACTGTTACTACCAGTAGCAATAGTTACAAAACGACCATTACCGTAAGCAATGCTGACCCAGTTGGCTGAACTTGGAAGTACACCTCCAGTAGTCCAACTTGTACCGTTTGTAGTTGTCGAAGTTACTGTTCCGCCATATTGTACGGCCACAAAATAACCATTACCATAAGCAACAGCTGAATAATAATTACTCGATAGTCCAGTAATTACGCCTGAACGGTCAATCCAAGATCCACCGTTTCCTGGGTTAGTACTTGAAACTGCGCTAGGTGTTCCACTTGCACCACCAACTGCTATATAGATACCATTACCATAAGCAATAGAATACAAGTTTGTCTTACCAGTTGATGGACCTGCTGTCCATGCTGAACCCAATGATCCTGTAAGTTGATATGCTGTATTATTACTTGCACCAGAAATAACAACGTAGTTAGCTCCAGTATCTGTAATACTTACAGTTGGAGTTGTTGTATAACCATACCCACCGTTAGTTATAGTAAATGCATTTACACCATTATTGCTTAATGTAGCTGTAGCTACTGCTAGTGTACCTGAATAAGTTAAACTTACAGTACCGTTAGTTGTTGAACCACTTGTAAATGTTGGTCCTGTAGTGGTAAATGTACCATTACTAGTTGCCAAATAATAGTTAGTAACACCAGCATTATTGTAGTAGTAATACGTACCACTAGTAGCAATTCCGCTTGCTGTCCATAATGTTGCAGTAAATGGAGCACTTATTGTAATTGTTGGAACTGAGAAATAATTTCTACCCCAAGTATTTGCTGTGATACTTGTAACAGTACTAGTAACCGCTGTTACAGTAGGAGCAACTGTATAATTTGATCCTGGAACTGTAACTGTAACATTAGTTACGGATCCGTTCAATACTTGAGCTACAGCTACGCAACCAGAACCTGTTCCGCTGATTACAATAGTCGGAGGTGTAGTATAACCTAAACCGCTAGTAACAACTGTGATACCTACAACTTGTCCTGATAATAAACCAGTACCTAAAGTGGCTGTAAATGTTGCACCAGTTCCGCCTAAGCCGCCAACAACTGCTGTTGCTGTTGCTAGCTGTCCGCCGCCGTAAACAGCATCTACCCATGATTGACTGCTTGGTAATAAACCGCCAGCTGTCCATGTTTTACCATCAGTGCTAGTTGCGGTACCAGTACCAGTACTTGGCACAGCTAAGAAATAACCTGCACCGTATGTAACAGCTTGCCATGTTGTACTTGATGGAAGTGTTCTAGCGTTTGAAACAAATCCTGGACCAGTATAGTTAATACGAGGTTCAATAATATATGTACTTGTTAAATCTAATGCATTAGTAATAGGTGTTCCTGGAACAACATGATCCCAACCTGCTGCATACAATGCTACTGACTGGCTTGTAGTAGTTGTTATTGCGGTAGTTAACGCTGCTCCACCGCTTGTCAACGCTACTGTAAATGTTGTCGTACTTGCTACTGATTGAACATAGTAAACTGTACCTGCCGACAAACCGCCCACTGTAGTTGCTACATAGAATGGCATATTGGTATATAATGTTGCTGTACTTGCCACTGTAACAGTACTAGGAGTACCTTGTGTTGTTGCTGTTATTGTTAATGTAGCAAAACTATCTTTGTAAATTTGAGCAGTTTTAGTTCCGTTGCTATAAGTTAAAATATTAGCATACTGACCAACACCTGTACCAGCTGTTAGTTGTATTCTCATACCAACATACGCTGTGCTTAATGCTTGGTCGGTGTTGGCAATTGTAAAGTAACCAACACCGCCGTTTTGTCCAGTGTTAGTTGCTGCTACATAACTTGTTCCGCCTACGCTTGTGCTTGTACCGTCACCGTTATCAATTAAACGTGTTTCAAATACAGCGGAATCTCTAAATTCATCTCCAATTGCTGCGGCATTATAACCTGATCCACTAATACCTGGTAGATAGTTTGTGTAACCGTTACCAGCATTTTCGTACTCAATACGTAATACGTTGTTAACTGCATCTGTTACTACGTTAGTAATATATGCTTGAGCATTATGATTGTTTAAGTTTGCATAAATTGGAGTTTCAAAAGTATCTGTGCCTTCAGCAATAACACCATACGTACCGTATGAACTATTACCGTTGGTAGCACGAATACGTCCACCTAGCTCTGCTAGATAACCAGCATAGCCGTAGTAGTTGAACACTGAAACTAATTCTGTTAATGATCCAGAACCTGTACACCATACACCAATACCGTCACTTAAAATTGTGGTAAAGTCATTCTTAACCATAGACTTATTACCACCGCTATGCAGTGCTGAATCAATTTTAGCACCAGTACAAGCTGTACCAAACATAGTACAGTTTTGACTGTAATGGCTTCGGCTGTTGATCCATACGTTAGTATCGTTTGGTCCAAATCCTGGATCTAATGAAACATACGCACCTGCTGTTGGTCGTTTTGTACCGTAACTATTAGCTGCTGTCAATGTTCCTGTCAATCCGTTCATGGTACAGTTTCTTAAACCAGATCCGTTTCTAGCAAAGAACATGTTACTTGTAGTTGATCCACTCACTGCATTATTGTACAATGTTGCTGCACGTAATGATTTGTAATTACCTGGGTAATTTAAATCATAAATCAATGCGTTAATGTACTCTGAAGTATCACGAATACATTTAGTTAAATTATAATAATAGTTAACTGTAGCAACTCCATTTGCAGGTGAAAGAGTAACTGGTGTTGTACTTCCTTGAGTTGCCGTAACAGCAAATGATGTTGGTGTAAGACCTGCAGACAATACATAATATTCAACGCCTGCTGTCAATCCACCAAATATTCCGCCAATGGTTGCTGTCATTGAACCAGTACCAGTTGTAAGAGTCAGTACCGTTCCGTTATAAGTTGCGCTAATGGTAATGTGTGTACTATCAACTACTGTTTTAACATAGTAAGTAGTACTTAAATTTATACCGCCAAAGTTTGTTCCAGCAAAGCTAATTGGCATGCCAGCAACAACTCCTGTTGTAGTTCCTACAACAATTTGATTTGGACGACTGCCGTCTGTGCTTGCAATACTAGAAGTTGCTGTAGTTGTTACTGTAACAGCACTGAATACTACAGGATCGCCTGCTACAAAGTTATGAGCACTAGATGTTGTAACTAAATTACCTGTAGAGGCAGTAGTTGTTACAGCACCAGAACCTCCACCATAACTTGCACTGATATATGCAGCTGCTTCATAAGCTATAAAGTTTTTATTAGCACGTAGTATTTCTGCTCCATTAATTGTAGTTAATGTGTCATTATAAGTTACAGAACCATTTGTTAAAATATTAGAAGAATCGCCAGCTACTGCACTAGCAGTCATACCAGTTTTTGTATTAGTAATAGTATAAGCTGTTCCGCTTGCATAGCTACTTGTAATAGTTAAAGTTGTAGTACCTGGAATAGTGTTGATCCAATAGACATTGTTATTCCACAAACCTCCAGCATTGTTAACAACAACTGACATTGTACCCGAAGCTGTTACTAAAGCTACAGCACTTCCACCGTATGTTAAACTAACTTGAATAGTGCTTCCGCTTGGACTTAAAACATAATACATTTGGTTTTGTACAATATTACCAAATACAGAACCTGTAAAATAAATTTGTTGTCCAGCAACAATACCTAAACTACTTGCTGTAGCTCCTAGTGTAATTACGTTAGTACTTGTTGTAGTAGCTGTGGCTGTTGTAGTAATATTAGCTGGCAATCCAGTAAACTGAATTGGCTGGCCAACATACATACCTGATGTACTAGACACAGTTAATACGTTTGTGCTTGTTGTTGCGGTAGTTAATGTAGTTGTAGCTTGTCCATTAATTAATGATATTACATCATTGATTGTAGCTGTTGCTTGGATTGCTGAACCACCTGCCGCATATTGTTTTGCTTTGTTAGCAATAAATTGAATTGCACCCAGTGTTGCTGATAATTCATTATTTGTATTTGCTAATAATGCTTGGGCACTAGTGTTTAATCTGTTGAAACCTCTACCTGCCGCAATACTATTGAAGTTGCTGCCAAATACTAAATCGTATGATAGTGCTTGAACAATATATCCAGCATCACGATTAGTTAATGAAGTACTAATATTACTTGATTGATAATACTTTTTAACCCATGCTTGAGCATCTGCTGCAATTTCACTAGCTCTTGCTTGTAACAAGTTAAACGATGTTTGTAGTTGACTACTTGCTAGAGCAATAGCAACTGTTGGATATACAGTTGTATCTCCGTAACCGTTTGCAATCCAGTTTAAAATATTTTGTATCAAACCTTGTGCAGCACTTGCGGCTGTTGAATTACCGTATGGTGCTGTAGTATACTGAGTTACACTATTACCAGAAGTTGCAGATACTGATTGACCTTGAACAATTTGTCCAATAATAGTTTTTAAACGAGTCAAGGCTGCATTAAAAATTTGAGTATATGCTGTTTGAACTTGACTATAACCTAGAGAATAATATGAACTACCGTTGATATTACTTTGTACATTACCGCCGTAGGTTAAATCGTACTGTAGTCCGTCTAATATAAAACTAACGTCTCTGATAGTTTCTGCTTGATATCCGCCAGTAGTAAATGCGGTACTAGTCCAAATTGTATTATAATTGGTATTTAAATAAGCAGCGATTTCTGCTTTAATGAACAAATAATTGTTAACAATTTGTGTTACGCCGTTGCCGTATGTTGACAAGAATGATGTATTGTAACCAGTAGGTTGAGGCAATACAAATGCAGGAGCTTGTGGTAAGCCGTTGCTTATCATATCTTGGATTAACGCAGCATTTGTTAAAACACTATTAACAGCGGTTTGAGATCCTTGATCGCCGGCTGGTAATGTAGTAACTTGTGTTTGTGTATTTCCAGTAGTCGGTGTAATTGTAGTATTTGAAATTAAATTACTCAACAATGCCTTAGTATGATTCAAAGCTAAGATTGATTTAGGTTTATCATTTACTAAATTAGGAATTGCAGGTGCTGGTTGAATTACTGTACTACGCAATTCATCTCCAACGATTGCTGTATTTCTTGGAATACTGATTGGTAATATTTCGTTGTATGTTCCTGTTTTAACATAAATTGTTGTATCAGGCACAATAGCTGTAGCAATAACAGTACTAGTTTGTGCATTTAATGCATTGTATGTGATAGCAACTAAATTGCCAGCTAAAGTAGTCGATCCACTTTCTGCTGTTAATGTTGAATCGATAATTTGTTTTGCTTGATTACCTGAACTAATACTGTTTAGTGTTTGATAGTTACTTGACGGAGCTGTATTAGATAAAATTGCAGGGAATAATTTAGTACCTAAATAAGTTAATGAAGCAACAAACGGAATAATATCGTAAGAGTTAACTCCAGAGATTAATGAACCATTTGAAAAATATGCATTAGCAGCCGTAGTACTGTTTAATGTTCCACCGTGGCTTACATCAAATATTACTCCATCGATAACAATGCCTGCATCTCTTTCAGTTTTGCTTGCACTATAAACATAAGTACCAGTCATCGAACCTGATCCAGCTGTTAATGGCAATGCATTTCCACCAAATGTTGCTGAGATTGCAAATGTAGTTGTGCTACCAATTGCTTGAACATAGTAAGTTGTACCAGCAGTTACTCCGCCAACTGTTCCTGTAAAACTAATTGGCATACCAACATATAATGATGTTGTTGATCCAGCTGTGAATACAGTTGTACTTGCTGCTGAAACTGTAACAGTATATGTATACTGAACATAGTTATTAACTTCTTTTAAGAAAAATTGTTTATTCTTAGCAAGTAACTGAGTAGCATTAGGATTTAAATATCCATTTTCAACTTGTTGGCAAGCATAACGAATCGATGCCCATGGGCTGTCAATTGTTAAACCGTAACCTGGGGCAGGACTGTCTGTACCAGTAGGTCCAACATACACAACGTTGTTGATAATACCGTAAGTTGCCCATGTAGGGTATCCGTTTGTTGAACGTAAAATTTGGCCGTTAGTACCAATTGGTAAACGTGTTGGACCATTTAGTCCATAATAGAACATGTCACCTGCTGTGGTCAATGTTGCAGGTTCAGAACCTGCAGTGAATAAATTCCAATACGTTGCGGTAGTATCGTTATCTGGACGGCTTCCGGTTGTTGCTACATGTGATTGAATACAAATGTAGTTGTTAGCTCCAAATAATACAACATCGCCTAAAACATAAGTAACACCTGTACTCCATGTAACAGCAACACCTGTTGCTACTAATGATGTAATAGCACCGCCAGAAGCTGTTACAGTTAAAGTGACATCGTTAACTGGGCTCAGGCCGCCAACGTTTGTTCCTAAAATTTTAATAGTATCGCCAGTAACGTAACCGCTACCAGCAGATCCGCTGTGCGGAATTACTGTGTAAATTGTTTTGTTTACAGTAACATCAAACGATGCACCTGTTCCTAAACTAGAAATGTTTGTACCACTAACAGATGTAAATGTTTGTGAATTGTTAGTCCAACGAACACCTGAATTTAACAAACCCCAATATGCACTAAGTGGCGGTTGTGTTTGTGTGGCGCCAGTTGCTGAACCAGTAGCTGTGGTAAGAGCAAATACTGGACCGCCAGCTGTTGCACTAATTGTGAAATGTGTAGCATCTACTACTGAACTTACATAATAAGTTGTTGAAGACACAATATTGCCAAAAGTAGTTCCACTAAAAATGATTGGTAAATTTGCTACTAAATTACTTGTACTTGATGTAGTAATTTGATTTGGTCTAGTAGGATCTGTTGATACTGTAGTTGCTGTGATTGTAATAGATGAGTTTGCATTATCTGCAACTGCAACATAAGTATATCCACCATAACTAACTACGTTACCAATTAAGTAAGAGTTTGATCCGCTCCATGCTCCTTGGTATACAAACCCTGTTGTAAACACTTGCCAATAAGTTGTTGCGGTTGACGGTGTTTGACCAGTATTGTTCTGAATAGCGGTATAGCTATATCCACCATAAGTTACTACGTCACCTGCTTTGTATGCGGTTGCATTACTCCAGCTGTTTACAAATTGGAAACCGTTTACTAAAATTGTAAATTTGGTAGCATCTAATGTAGATCCACTAGATGTATGATATGTTGTACAGATCCAAACGTCTGCACCGTAAGTAACAATGTCATTTACTTTATAACGAGTACCGGTAGTCCATGCACCTTGATAAAAAATACCAGCATTAAATGTAGACCAGTAACTTTGATTAGATTCGAGTCCAGAAGATATTGTTGATGCAGATACGTGTGCGGTATTACAAACATAAGTGTATCCGCCATAGTAAACTAAGTCATTTACTTTATAACGAGTACTTGTGGCCCAAGCGTTTGACCAGTTAATGTTAGTTCCAAATACTGTCCAATCATTTATTTCTGATTCAAGAGCTCCGGTTCCTGCTACTGTACCTAGTGTTACGTTAGAATATGTGCCACTCAATGCAAATGTCAATTGAGTTGTAGTACATGTTAAAACTGTAAATGTTGTATTAATATTGTTTGATGGACTAGTAGTAGTTGTAGGACTGAATCCTGACAATGTAATAGTCTGTCCTGGAACAAAAGGTGTACCAGGTTGTGCGGCATAGCCCAATGTGGCTGTTCCCGCATTAACTGTAAATGATGTAGCAGTAAGTGTTAAAGTAGAAGTTACACTAGTATGAGCAACGTTACATAGATAAATTGTTCCGCCATACTGTGCCAAATCGCCAATATTATAAGCAGTATTATTTGCCCAAGTTCCACGCCATAACGTTCCATCTGCCATTAATTGCCAGTATGGTGTAATATTGTTCAAATCATTAGAAAAATTACTTGAACTTGTATTGCTTAAAATACAGATGTAAGTTTTTCCGCCAACAGTAACTACGTCATCGACTACATATGAAGTATTTGATGCCCAATTTCCTTGGTATACAAACTTAATTCTACCTAATTTAAATTCTGCCATTTTATATCATCCTGTGATAGTATTTATCATTTTGTTTAACGTGTCTTTCTTGAAGCATTTTTTATAAAGAAATTCAATGCTGCAAGATTGCCGTCTACTGCTCCGTTAGATCCAACTATATTCACCTTTACGTTAATCTTAACAGTGGATCCTGAAATTCCCTGCGGAATAGAACTAGTAATAAGATTTGGTCCTCCAACTACTACAGTGCCTGCTGTCAACTGGCCGGTTGTAGTATTACTACCACCTTGACTTAATTGACTTGTTACATAAGATTTGATAGCCTTTTGTGTTGAAATAATATTATCACTATTAGCTGAGAATGTAGGATCTGTACTAAACTGTGTAATAACAACACTTGAACTACCAACACTAATACCGCCTAGTGACAACTGGCTCAAACCAGTAAGTCCAAACTGACTTGCACTTAATGTAACAATACCTGTACTTTGCTGAACTCCAAATAGATTACCAACTTTGAAGTTACCATCTTGGTCAGTACTTGTATAGAATACACGACCGTTGTTTACTTCAATAGTTTGATTTTGAGGTTGCACCGATGTTGTAGTTGGTAATCCAGGGTAGTTAGATAACACTTGGTCACCCAGTCCAATATTTAAAAAGTCATGGTTGGTTAAGCGACACTGACTATACTTAGTTCTAATAATTACACTAGTGCCATTAGCTGGACTTAATGCTGTACTCATACTAGGACTTAGTGCAATTGAACATGTCAAATACGGTGCCACAGTTCCGTATAAAGGTGTAGCACTAGTACATTTATAAATTGTACTGTTTCCGTTAAAGATCACATCACACCCTGGTGTTGGTAATGCCGTAATATTATTACAAACAACATTATAACCTGTTTGATATTCGTTAGCATAACCGCTACCCCAAATGGTAATAGCAGTTGTACTAAATGCGTAAGACAATCCAGTGTTTAATAATGTTGGACTACCTAATGAACCATTTCCTGTATTAGCACTTAAAACAACAAACGTTGTTACATTTGGATCTGTAACAGTCACTGTTGGAGTGCTGGTATAATTTGATCCAGGATCCCATACATTAACAGATGTAATAGTTCCGCTGGCCACAGTTGCACGAGCTCTTGCTCGGCCACCTGCTTGTATCTGACTTCCAATTATAGAACTGTTAACAGAGTTATAACCTGCTGTAACAAATATACCTTGTCCAGAAGAATTAAATCCAAATCCCAATGCACTATATGTATCGCCAGTTACACTTCTAGTTACCCAGTTGATACCATCTTCACTGGTGTATGCTGTGGTAGATCCTAAAGCAAGGAATACACCTTGACCATAGACTAAACGTGATGCGCCAATTGACAAACTAGAACTATACCAAGTTATACCATCGAAGCTATATGCCGAAACTGATCCGCTTGAAATAGCAACAAATCTTCCGTTTCCATAAGATACTGCTGTCCAGCTAGCTGATGTTGGTAATGCAGAAGTTAATGTAGTCCACGTTGCTCCGTTATTGGTGCTGTAAGCAACAGTCTGACTAGCAGATGCTACCGCTACAAATGTGCCAGCACCAAACGCAAGTCCAGTCCAGGCTGCAGAACTTAAACCAGTCCCGCTAGACCAAGTGGCTCCTCTGTTATTGCTATATGCAACAGCTGAACTAGTACCGCTTGCCATAATTACAAACGAGTTATTTCCGTACGCAATCTTATTCCAAGAAGCACTTGGTAATGATGCAGTATGCCAACTATAGCCATTACTATTCGACCATAAACCAGTTGTTGTATTTGAAATAATAAACCAAGTTTTATTTCCGTAAGCAATACCAGTCCAGGTTCCTGTAGTTGGCAATGTTAACGGTGTCCAAGTACCGCCGTCTGAAGATAATCCAATAGTTGTTCCTGACGCAGCAACACACATGAAATAACCGTCACCTGCCGCAAAACCTGCATAAGTTATTCCGCTTAATGCCGGTAATCCGTAAACAGCTGACTGATTAAATCCTGGAGCACTATATGTAACACGAGGTTCAATATAATATAATGTCGATGTATCCAAGTTAGCCGCCGCAGGAGTTCCTGAATTCACATGGTCCCAACCAACTGTACCAAATTGCATGGATCCAGTAGTTGTTGTCAACGATACTGGACTTTGGCTTCCAGAACTAGCCGTAATCTGTATAGTATTAGGGCTACCAGGAGTAATAGTCATGATATAATAAGTTGTACCAGCTGTTACTCCACCAAATATTGGTGTGGAGAACTGAGCAACCATGGTGCCCGATCCAGCTGTTAGTGTAGTTTTTCCTGCTGTAGTAGTACCAGTCATTGTGCCACTAGCTGTGGTAAGTGCTACGGTGGTTCCTGCTGTTCTAACTGTCATCGATCCAACGGCTGTGGATAAATTAATAGCAGAACCATTTGGCTGTGTACTAATTGTAAATGTAAATGCATCGTTAACAACTAAAATATAGTAAGTTGTATCTACTTTTAAATTGGCGCCACCAAATACGTTACCTGTAAATCTGATTGGATTTCCTGGTATAAATCCTGCTGTCGAACCAACTGTAATCAAGTTTGACGTAATAGCTGTGTTAGTAGCTGTTTGCACAATAATATTACTAGTCACTGTTAAGTGAGTTGTATCAGGAACATAACTGATCCAGTATTTTTGTCCTGCTACTATATTACCAAATGTCGAGCCTGTGAATATAATTGGATTTAAACTCACAAGATTACTAGCATTATCAACAGTAATTTGATTAGGTCTTGTACCATCTGTAGATACAGTTGTAGTACTAGCTGTAACCGTTACTAAACTATTTGAAATAGTAAATGTATTTGAATCAAGTATTTCTTGAACATAATATGTTGTACCAGTTGTTACTCCGCCCAATGTTGATCCAACAAACTGTATTGCAAGATTCACACTCATTGAAGTTGTGGCATTTAATCCATACAAATAGCTAGTTCCAGCAGAATAAGTAACTGTCATGGATCCAGTGCCGTTGGTAAGAGGCCACAGGTTGCCATATAGTTGTTGGCTAATTTGAATTGTCTGGCTATCAATAACAGCATAAACATAGTATGTGTATCCGGTTACTACGCCACCAAACACATTTCCTGAAAATTGTATTGGTTGGTTATAATACATTTGTGCTGTGCTATTGACAGTTATTGTACTAGTTGTTCCGCCTATAGTTACTGATGCGATTGTAGATGCTTGGTTTGTTGCAGTAACTGTTGTTGTATTAATTGTAGGAATAAATTGTATTGGTTGATTGGCATATAATGTGTTTACATCTCCAGAACCCAATGTCAATGTATTAGTTCCGCTACCAGTCGAAGCTGTTACAGTTACAGGAACAAATGTTTCTTTTAATATATATGCATACTTGGTGTTTGCATTGTAGCTAGAAATGTAACCATATTGTCCAGCACCTGTTCCACTATTAAGAAATATTCGTAATCCAGTATATTGACTACTTGTTCCAGTATCAGCGCCTGAAAGAATGATATATGTACCAGCTCCGCCTTGCGCATTGTTACTAGCTGTTTTATATCCTGCACCTCCAGCTCCAGATCCTGGATCAGTAACACGGGTTGAGAACACAGCATTTGAACGAAGTTCATCACCTAACAAGTTTGCACCTGCACCTGCACCTACTATTTTATAGTTAGCATAGGCTGTATAAGTTCCAGTAGATGTTTCTAAATAAAAACTTGGGCTTGAATTTATTTCTAATTGCGGTCCGTAACATATAGTGTATCCGCTAGTTCCAGATATACTTCTTGGATAGATATTATAAGTTAAAGATGTATTCAAACCAGTTGTATCGTTCAAAGCAAACCAAATGCGATACCAACCGTTTGTTATAGTATTAACTCCGTACAGCGTAGGAGCTGTTCCTACACCGCTAGTTGTTGTTGTAATTGCTCCAGATCCAAAATTATAGTTTATGCCGCCACCAGAATTATTGCTACCAGAAAACACACCTTGTATATCTATACTAGATGCTGTACCCTGTTGTACATATAAACTAAATGTATAATTTAATGCGCTACCAGCTGGAACTACTCCTGCTCCAGTAACGTTTAAAATACTACTACCAGATAAACCAGTAACAGTAATAGTTAAATCATTTACACCAGTTATACCTCCAAATACACTACCGTAAATTCTTAACTGGTTGGTCGTCGCATATCCGCTACCACCAAAGTTTGCTGTTACAACATAAGCTGTACTTGTAACTGTAACGTTAAAAGTAGCATTACTACCACTACCGCTTAAATTACTTGCGCTCAATCCTGTATAAGTGGCACCTTGTGGATTAACTGATATGGTTTGATATAAGTAGCCTTGATTTGCAACAGAATTTGTTCCAGTTAAGGTCCATGCATCAGTAACTCCAAACGGAGATGTAGGATTTTGACTGAATGAAACATTACCATCGTTTGACCAACCTGTTCCAAAGTTATTACTATTTTGCAATAAATTTGTAGAAGTTTGTGTATAGTTCACACCAGCATCTGAATATTGTAATTTTTGTATTGCTCCACTATTAGTAAACGCACTAACTACACTAGCACTGGCTTGTCCGCTCAGGTTATATACATTACCAGAAATTGGAATTTCTGTTGAGTCGTATCCTTCAGCAATAACACCATATGTTCCATACGAAGTATTACCATTGGTAGCACGAATACGTCCTCCGTTCTGAGCGTAATATCCTGCATAGCTATAATAGGCAAACACGGATACTAATTCAGTTTTTGCATCACTATTGGTACACCATACCCCAATACCGTCTTGTATCAATGTAGTATAGTCGTTAGCCACCATGGATTTATTTCCACCGTTGTGTAAACTACCGTCAATTTTCATGCCGACACAACCAGATCCAAATAGTGTAACGTTCTGACAATACGGACTACGACGGAAAATCCATGTGGTAGTGTCATTAGGTCCAGCACCTGGATCTAGACTAGAATAAGCACCACCGGTAGTTTGTTGAATGCCGTTTGAATCAGCAATACTTAATGTTCCCAATAAGCCTTGTAGAGTCATGTTTCGTAGACCAGTACCGTTACGCATCAAGAACATGTTTTGTATAGCATCACCGCCAAACATGCTTACTGATCCAACCGCTGTTTGTTGTTGTAATGGGCCACCGCCCGGTGTAATACTAATAGCAAATTGATTTCCGGAAATAGTTGAACCAATCACATAATAAGTAGTGGCGGTTGCTAAATTACCAAATGTTGTTCCAGAGAATTGTATAGGACATTGATCATACAATCCATTAGTTGTACTAGCTGTAATTAAATTGGTATTGCCATTGGTATAAGTCACATAAGTGTTAATAATAACATTTGGACTTACCACCGTGCCGCGCAATTCATCACCTACTAATGCTACATTTTCAGGAACAGTAATAGGTAATGTTTCGTTATACGTACCAGACTTAATATAAATTGTAGCACTAATACCTGAATTTGATGTAGGAACAGATGCGGTACTTTGATTAGTCAGTGCTGTAATAATTATTGACAACAAAGATTGTATGGTAGATAGCGAACCAGATTCAGCTGTAACAGAAAAATTTACAATTTGTGATGCTGGACTTGCAACATTATTCAACGCCTGATAATTTCGTGCTGGCTGACCTTGATTTATAGCACTTGGGATAAGGGTATATGCATAATTTAAAGCAGCGATAAAATACTGTATCTGAGTGGCTACATTTGTATTAATATAAGTTGTTGAACTACCGTAAGCAAAAAAAGCCAATGTAGCCGCAACTGTTTGGCTATTCCCGCCCCTTACTAGATCATAATTTATTGAATCGATAATTAATCTAGCATCGCGTTGTGTTTTTGTTGGATTATAATAATAGGCCGGCATAGCACCGCTGGCGTTACTTAATGCTACAGCAGAGCCGCCTAATGTAGTACTAATTGAGAATGTTGTTGGGTTAACAATATTTTGAACAAAGTATTGTGTATTAGTTGTCACGCCGCCAAACACTGATCCGCCAAATGCAATTGGCATGCCAACTACAAAATTGCTAGTTGAAGCACAAGTGAATAATATACCTGTAGACGAACTAACATTTGTACTGTATGTGTATTGTAAATAATTATAAACTTCTTGAACAATAAATTCTTTATTAGAAGTTAACAAAGTTGATGCATTTGGATTTAATGTACCTTTTAATAAAAAGTTACATGCATACTTAATAGTCTTCCAAGGTTGATCCCAAGAAGTACCTGCGGTAAGACTATCAACACCATTAGGAGCAACATAATAAACATTCGGTGTTATTAAAATAGTTGAATAATTAGATTGTGTTCCGTTAGATTTTAACAAATACGTGTTTGTACCAATTGGTATATTGGTTGTAGCACCGTTACTATATGTAACAATATCACCTTGTTTGACTAATGCATTGCGTGTAGCATGTCTAGTATATACTACCCAGAAACTACTATTTGTATCTACATCTGGTCGATTTAATACGCTACCGACATGTGTTGTAATACAACGATATGTATAATTTTTATACAAGGCAAGGTCACCGATAGTATATTGTGTACCAGCTGACCAAAAACTTCTCCAGCGAACACCTGGAGATAGTTCACTCCAGTAAGGACTTACACCTGAAAATGTTAAATTTTGTGCGTTAACTAAAGCTGTATCGGGCGGAGAACTTAATAATACAGTTGTACTATTAATAATTTTAGTAACATATTGTCCGCTAGCAAAACCGTTACCAACCACTGTCATTCCTAATACAATTCCTAATGATGAAGTAACTACTAGCGTGGTTCCGCTACTACCTGTTGAGTTATAGTTAGTAGTATAACTAAAACTGGTAGGGTCTTGAGCTGAATTATCTTGTATTGCTACAAATACTTCTCCGCCTTTACGAACAACATCTCCTACTTGATAAGCAACATTATATGCCCAGTCACCCATTAACAAATAATTTTGTGTTAGTACACTCCAATCGGTAGTATCAGTTGACGGAGTATTGTTTGTATTGTCAAATGTATTTGAGATATAACTA